TGGTTACCACCATCATGCATGAGGTCGACGCGAGCGTGCCGGTCAAATCGGTGCGTGCCACGCGCGGCAAATACATCCGCGCCGAGCCGGTTGCCATGCTCTACAGCCAGGGCCGGGTGCGCCACGCCGGGACATTCGGCGCCCTCGAAGACGAAATGTGCGACTTCGGTCCCGATGGCCTCAGTTCCGGTCGCTCGCCCGACCGTCTCGACGCACTCGTCTGGGCCCTGACGGCCTTGATGCTGGAGGGCAAGGGCAGCCCGAAGGTACGGCGGGTGTGAGTAAACCAACGATATTTCAGTGTGTTCGTCACTGCGAGCGCTAGCGAAGCAATCCAGGCTGCCGCCGTGAAAGTCTGGATTGCTTCGCTGGCGCTCGCAATGACGACCCCAGAATCCTTGACTATCTCCAGTCGAAAGCGCCCCCATGTCCCCATTTGACCGATTGAAACGCTGGGTCACGCCCGGCGCGAAAGCGCATGAACCTGACATTCATGCCAGGACCGCTGCGCCTCCTGCCGCGACGCCCTACACACCGGCGGCCGAGCAGAAATTCTCGCGTGCCGGGCCGCTCATTAGCTTGCATTTCGTCGGCCGGCCGATGTGGACGCCACGCGATTATGTGGGGCTTGCGCGCGAGGGCTACCAGCGCAACCCTGTTGTCTATCGCTGCGTGCGCATGATCGCGGAAGCGGCGGCCTCGGTGCCGTGGCTCTTGTATGACGGCGCCAAGGAACTCGACCAGCATCCGTTGCTGACGCTGCTCAACCGCCCCAATCCGCGCCAATCCGGCCCGGAATGGCTGGAGGAGCTCTATGGCCATCTGCTTGTTTCCGGCAACGGCTATGTGGAGGCGGTGTCGGACGGCGCGCAGGTGCGCGAACTTTATGCGCTCCGGCCCGACCGCATGAAGGTCGTGCCGGGACCGGAGGGCTGGCCGGAAGCCTGGGATTATACCGTCGCCGAACGCTTCGTCCGCTTCCAGGCCGACGACAAGCCGATCCGGCCGATCCTGAACCTCAATCTCTTCCACCCCTTGAACGACTATTACGGCATGGCGCCGATCGAGGCGGCGCAAACCTCGCTCGACGTGCACAATGCGTCGTCCGCCTGGGCGAAAGCGCTCATCGACAATTCCGCTAGGCCGTCAGGTGCGCTCGTTTACCAGTCGAAGGACGGCTCGAACCTGTCGGATGACCAGTATTCCCGGCTGAAGAAGGAACTGGAGGACGGGTTCCAAGGCCATGGCAACGCCGGCCGGCCGCTGCTGCTCGAAGGCGGGCTCGACTGGAAATCGATGAGCCTCTCCCCGCGTGACATGGACTTTGTCGAGGCAAAGCGGGATGCGGCGCGCGAGATCGCGCTGGCCTTCGGCGTGCCCTCGATGATGCTCGGCATTCCCGGCGACAATACGCACGCCAATTACCAGGAGGCGAACAAGGCGTTTTGGCGATTGACGGTTCTGCCGCTCATCCAGCGCACCGCCAAGGCGCTCGGCGGCTGGCTTGGTCCCTCATTCGGCGACGGCCTCAAGCTCTCCTACGATACCGACCAGGTTGACGCGTTGGCGCCCGATCGTGACGCGCTGTGGACGCGGCTGGAGGCCGCGACGTTCCTGACCGACGACGAGAAGCGCGCGGCGGTCGGCTACGGACCGAAACCGGCGCCGCCCGCGCCGCCAACTCCAGAATCCGACCATCCGGATGACCCTGACGGCGACATCGATCCGGACAAGGACGATCCGGACGGCAACGGCGTCGACATCGAGGACGACGACCTGCCCGAAAGCGAGACCGCCGCCGAGCGGGCGAGCGATACGGGCGACGGCGGCACATTCGAGCCCGATGACGACAGCGACGATTATCTCGCCGACGGTCTGGTCGGGCCGCTGACCGACGACTCGCGAGGCCTGCTGCAACAAACCTATCCGTTGAACGGCGACGACAGCTATTGAGGGCACCGATGACGATTGCAGCAGAGATTGCAAGGAGGCCGATACTCGGCCGGCGCGCCACGATCCGTCCGCCAGAGGTGAAGCGCGCCGAGACCGATGACATCACCAAGGTGCGCCCCGACGGCACGTTCTCGGGCTACGCCAGCGTCTTCGGCATCGAGGATTTGAGCCACGACATCGTCGAGCGCGGTGCCTTCAAGGCGTCGTTGACGAAGCGCGGACCCGATGGCGTCAAGATGCTCTACCAGCACGATCCCGCCGATCCGATCGGCAAGTGGCTTGTCATCCGCGAGACGCCGAAGGGGCTCTTCGTCGTCGGCCAGTTGAATACGAAACTGGCACGCGGCCGCGAGGTGCTGGAGATGATGCGCGAAGGCATCGTCGACGGGCTGTCGATCGGGTTTCGCACGGTGAAGGGCAATACCGACCGGAAATCCGGCATTCGGCACCTCAGTGAGGTCGATCTCTGGGAGATCTCGGTCGTCACGTTCCCGATGCAGCCGGATGCGCGCGTGTCGGCGGTGAAGTCCGCCCGACCGTTTGTGCGGCTCAACCGCATGACGCCGGCCGAGGAACGTCAGTTGGCCGCGCGGTTTCGCCAGACGGCGGCGAGGCTCAGGGCGGGGCCGTAGGATCTAAAAGCAACCAGATCGAGCCGATGAACCAGCTTAGATCAACTTAATCAACCTGTATCTATCCGGCACGGTCGTCCGCTGCTGCTTTCACCTCATCCCTAGAAGGACCCACTCCATGACGCGACAGACCTCTCAGCATGAGACCAAATCGGCGATCTATGATGCCGACGCCACAAGGGCGTTCAACACCCTCATGAACGAACTCGAGCATTACAGGGAGACCAACGACAACCGTATCGGCGAGATCGAGAAGCGCGGTGCGGCTGATCCGCTTCTGGTCGAGCGACTGGATCGGATCGAACAGTCGATGCAGGCGACCGAGCGGCGGATGGCCGACTCTGTGTTGAAAGCGCGTCGACCCATGCTTGGCGGTGAAACGAAGGCTAACGGTCGCACGTCCAGTCCCGAGCACAAGGCCGCGTTTGAAGGCTATATGCGCACCGGCCTGGAACAACCGATCCGACGGCTGGAAGAAAAGGCGCTGTCGGTCTCCTCGCCCGGCGACGGCGGCTATACCGTGCCGATCGAGATCGAAACCTTCATCATGAAGCGGCTCGCGCAGATCTCGCCGATCCGCCAGATCGCGGGCAATCGTCAGGTCTCATCGCCGACCTTCACGAAGGCCTTCTCGCCGACCGGACCGCAGGGCGGATGGGTCGCGGAAACCACGCCCGATACCGTGACGAACAGCCCGCCGTTGCAGCAGATGGTGTTCCCGACGATGGAACTCTATGCGATGCCGTCGGCGACGCAGCAACTCCTCGATGATTCGATCGTCGATATCGAAACATGGCTTGCCGGCGAAATCGACACGCTCTTTGCGGTGCAGGAGGGCGCGGCCTTCGTCAATGGCACCGGTGTCAACATGCCGAAGGGGTTTCTGGCCTATCCGACCGTGCCCGACGCGAACTACAGCTGGGGCAATGTCGGCTATCTCGCGACCGGTGTTTCGGGGGCACTGCCCACGACCAATCCCTCCGATATTCTCCTGCAACTCGCCTATGAGATCCAGGCCGGGTATCGCCAGAATGCCTGCTGGGTCATGGCCCGCAAGACGCAGGCGCAGATCCGCATGCTGAAGGATAGCCTCGGCCACTACCTCTGGCAGCCGCCGGCGATGGCAGGCGGACAGGCCATGCTGATGGGCTTCCCGCTCATCGAGGCAGAGGACATGCCGCAGATCGGACCGGGCTCGTTCTCCATTGCATTTGGCGATTTTCAGCGCGGCTATCTCGTCGTCGACCGCATCGGCCTGCGCCTCCTGCGCGATCCCTATAGCGCCAAGCCGTTCATCCTCTTTTACACGACCAAGCGCGTCGGCGGCGGCATGCAGGATTTCGCGGCGATTAAGCTCCTGAAGTTCGACGTCAGCTGAGGCCCTTGCAAACCCCTTGCAGCCCGATCCCGCGTCCACGTCCCGCTCGCCGCGACCGGGCTGCAACTGGCGCACCGCCGTGCCTCCCCGGCGGTGCGCCGCCTCTTATCCCAAAGGAATTGGGTGCGCCAAACCTTTCGCCGACCAACGCATCCCTCAACGGAGGACGGACCGTGAGCCTGAGCCTGTTCGATCGCCCGCCCTTCCGAACCCAGTCCAGTAACCCGATGGTCGCGGCCCTCATCACGCCGCCGGCAATCGAGCCGGTCACGCTGATCGCGGCCAAGGCGTTCCTGCGCGTCGAGATCACCGACGACGACGACCTGATCGGCGCGCTGATCACGGCTGCGCGCGTGCATGTCGAGGCCGCAACCCGGCGTGTTCTGATCACGCAGAGCTGGCGCCTCTATCGCGACGATTGGCCGTTGTCAGGGCTCATCGAGATCAGGATCGCGCCGCTGCAGTCGGTCGACGCGGTGATCGTCTACGACGTCAACGGCAATCCGTCGACGCTACCGGCCTCATCCTATCAGGTCGACCTGACGTCGGTGCCGGCGCGCCTCATCCTGAAACAGCCGATCACGACGGTGGCACCCGGCCAACTCATCAACGGCATCGAGATCGACGTGACCGCCGGCTATGGCACCTCCGGCGTCAATGTCCCCCAACCGCTGCAACTGGCGATGATGATGCTGGTTGCACGCTGGTATGAGACACGCGACGGTACGGCCATCGGCACGGTTCCGGCGTCGATCACGCAAGGGTTTGACGCGTTGATCGAGCCTTACCGCGTGTTGAGGGTCAAATGAGCGCGAGTAAAGTGCCGATCGGTTTCTTGAACCGGCGGCTCGAAATCGATGTCATGGCTTTGGCCGCCAACGGCGAATTTGCCTGGACGCCGCTCGCCACCGTCTGGGGCGGGTTTACCGAGGTCACCCCGACCGAGCGGGATTCCGACGGCCGGATCGTTGGTATCGCGCGCTGGCGCGTCACCATCCGCTGGCGCCCCGACGTCACGAGCGCGAACCGCATCGTCTACAACGGCCGGATCTTTCGGCTTGTTGCGGCAGCCGATCCGACCGGCGACCAGCGCTACCTGGTGATCGAGGCCGAGGAGGAATTGCGATGAAAAGCGCTGTCCTCGAACTGCAGACCGCCGTCAAGGCTACCGTCGCGGCCGCCCTGCCGACGAGCGCGATCTATGATGGTGCGCCGCGCAACGCGGCTGTGCCGTTCATCTCATTCGACGAGATCGTGACGAAACGCAAGGACGGCCTCGATGCCATGATCGAGGAGCACCGCTTCGCGATCCGTGTCTGGTCGAAGGCCGGCGGCAAGACCGAGGCCGTGACCCTCGCCGATACGATCATCGCCACGCTCGACGATGCTGCGCCCGCCATGCCCGACCATCGCGTCATCCGCATGTATCTCGATACGAGCGACAGCCGTGCTGCGAAAGACCGCATCGCCGTTGAGACGACGTTGCGGTTCGTGGCGCTGACCCAGCCGTTGAACATCACGGGCTGAGGCGCTTCGAAATTCTACTCTATTGGCCGCCTGACGCGGCTTTCTGCGCTTCCGGTGCTCACGGACCCAAATGTCCGATCCGCTCCGGTTCTCGAAATCCACGCCAGACGACTCACTAGAGCGAATTTCGAAGCGCCTCAGATGCGAGTTCGTGGCGAAGAAGTGGAGACTCCGCACGTGACTGCCCAGAAAGGCAAGGACCTGCTCCTGAAGCTCGACCCGACCGGTGCGGGCACGTTCGTAACCGTCGCCGGCTTAAGGACGCGCAAGATCACGCTGACGTCGCCGGCGGTCGATGCGACCAACGCCGACAGCCCCAACCGCTGGCAGGAACTGCTGGCCGCCGTCGGGGTGCGCAAATGCGCGGTGTCCGGCACGGGCGTATTCCTGGCGTCGGGCACCGACGTCGACATCCAGACGATCTTCTTCAACAACACGACGATGAACTGGCAACTTGTCGTCCCGGGAACGGGCACGATCGCCGGCCCGTTCCAGATCACGTCGCTCGACTATTCGGGCGACCACAATAACGAGCTGACGTTCGATATCGCGCTGGAATCCGCCGGTGCGATCACGTTCACGGCAGCAACCACGACGACGGGCAGCTGAGATGGCGGGGGCGAACATGGCGAACGCGCGGCGTGGCGAAATCGGCGCTGTCATCGACGGTCGCGATCATATCCTTTGCCTGACACTTGGCGCGCTTACCGAACTAGAAGAGGCATTCGGCGCCACTGATCTGGCGGGTTTGAGTGAACGCTTCGGTTCGGGTCGTCTGTCGGCACGCGATCTAATCCGCATCGTCGGGGCGGGCTTGCGTGGCGCTGGCGAACCGGTGAGCGACGACGACGTTGCGGCCATGCGGACGGAGGGCGGCGCGGTCGGCTTTGCCGAGATCGCTGCGCGGCTGTTGACCGTGACGTTTGGCGGCGAGGCGGGTGATGGCGTCCGCCCTACGTGAGGGGTCGAGAGGCCCCTGAGCCGAACCCAGATCTCAAGCAGGCCGTTGCCGCCAGACCCCAGGCTTTCCCGTGGGATGACGTGCTCGCCTTTTGCCTCGGTGAAATGCGGCTGTCGCCTGAGATCATGTGGAGGGCGACGCCGCGTGAGATCGCCGCGATGCTGCGCGGGCGGCGAAGGGTGACCCACCCGGGTGCCGTGGCGCCGCCGCGCAGGGACGATTTTGCAGCGCTGAGGGCGCTTTATCCCGATGGTCCGGCGTCCGGCGTGACAGCTGCCAAGGAGACCGACGTATGAGTTCATCCAAGATTCCGGCACAAGACACGGCCGATCAGCTCGATCAGGTCTCCAAGTCGTTGAGCAGCTTGAACGATATGTCGAGCACGTTCTCGAAATCGATCGCCACGGGACTGACGCAGGCGATCACGCAAGGCAAAAATCTCGACACCGTGCTGCAAGGTGTCGCCAAGACCGTCTCCAACAGCGCCTTGAAGCAGGCGCTGAGTCCGATTTCTACGACGATCGGCAATGGTCTGAACGATGCCCTGCAGGGCGTGACGACATCGATCGGCAACATGTTTTCCTCGTTGTTTGGCTTTCGCTCGGGCGGCGTCTTTCAGGGTGGTGGGATCAGCCCGTTTGCCGATGGCGGCGTCGTTTCCAGCCCGACGTATTTCCCGATGTCGGGCGGGTCGACGGGCCTGATGGGCGAGGCCGGTGCCGAGGCGATCATGCCGCTGGCGCGTGGGCCGGACGGCAAGCTCGGCGTCGCCGGCGGCGGCGGTCAGGCACCCGTTAACGTCACGTTCAACGTCCAGACGCCCGACACCAACGGCTTTCAACAGAGCCAGACACAGATCACCAGCATGTTAGCCCGCGCCGTCGGACGGGGACGGCGCGGGCTTTAACACCGGCCCGGCGAGGAGGGGCTCTCCGGTCGGTGTTCTCGGTCGCAAAGTGGCGGGTCGGCGACGCTTCGCGTGACAGCGCCCGGCTTGGGGTCAAGGGTCCAGCCGGACAGACGCTCTCAAATACTACGCGCGGCGCCGTCGGCTGGTTTTGAGCCAGATCAAGCCGTGACCAAATGACACGAACGGGTTGGAGGTTTCATGGCTGTCGTTTCGGCATTCCAGGAGGTCGTCTTTCCGATCAGCGTCGCGCTCGGATCGACTGGCGGCCCGCAGCGCAAGACCGAAATCGTCACGCTCGGGTCGGGCAGCGAATTGCGCAACGCCCGGTGGGTGGATTCCAAGCGCCAGTACGATGCCGGATCCGGCGTCAGCTCAATGGCCGATCTCGCGAGCGTCGTTGCCTTTTTCGAGGAGATGCGGGGGCGGCTGACCGGGTTTCGCTACCGCGATCCGCTCGACGATCGCTCCTGTCCGTTTGCCAAAACACCGACCCCGACCGATCAGCCGATCGGCGTTGGCGACGGCACAACGGCGACGTTCCAACTCGTCAAGGTTTATGGTGCGACGTCGGAAGCCTGGACCAGAACGATCGCCAAGCCGGTTGCCGGCAGCGTCGTCGTCGCGGTCGGCGGAACGGCGCAGACGGTAGGAACGCGTGTCACGGTCGATGTCACGACGGGGCTCGTGACGTTTGCAGCGGGCTCAATCCCGGCTGCTGGCGTCACCGTCACCGCCGGCTATCTGTTCCACGTGCCGGTGCGCTTCGATACCGACGACCTGAAGATCGACCTGACGCAATTCGCCGCCGGTCACATCCCGAGCATTCCGTTGTTGGAGATCCGGCCATGAAGCAGATCTCGAGCGATTTCGCCGCCCATTTGGCGGGTGCCGCGACGACGCTGGCAAATTGCTGGCGCCTGACGCGTGCCGACGGAACGGTCATGGGCTTTACCGACCACGATTGGCCGATCATCCTGAACGGCGTCACTTATGCCGCATCGACGGGTCTGACCGCGAGCCAGGTGGTCGCGTCCGCCGACCTCTCCACGGGCGGCGGCGACGTGTCAGGTGCGCTGGCGTCGGCTGCCATCACCGAAGCCGACATTGCTGCCGGCCTCTACGATGGCGCGACGATCGACGTTTTTCTGGTCAATTGGGCGACGCCGACTCAATATCTGCAAATCCGCTCCGGCCTGATCGGCGAGATCAAGCGGCAGGACCAGGCGTTTGTGGCCGAGGTGCGGTCGCTTGCAACGGTTCTCGACCAGCAGCGCGGGCGCATTTATCAGCATCGCTGCGACGCAGATCTCGGCGACAGCCGGTGCACGATCAATTTGAACCAACCGATCTATAGCGGAACCGGGACAGTCGTATCATCCGCGAGCCCGACGCAGCTTGTTGCCTCCGGCTTGTCCGCCTTTGCGCTCGGCTGGTTTGCTCGCGGACGGCTCGTGTTTACCGCCGGCGCCAATCTTGGATTTGCGGTCGAAGTGAAACTGCACACGAGCGACCCGAGCGGTGCCTTCATCGCGCTCTGGCAACCGGCGCCGAACCCTATTCGCCTGGGTGACGTCTTCACGGTTACAGCGGGTTGCGACAAGCTCATCAACACCTGCGACACGCGATTCAACAACGCGGTCAATTTTCGCGGTTTCCCGCATATTCCGGGCTCCGACTTCCTGCTCGCCAATCCAGCGCTGACCGCGCAGCCCAACAACGGCACGGCGCTGGTATCATGATGACAGCAACAACCACGACCTCCACCGCAGCCGCAACAAGCGCGAGTCCAGCAGCGAACGCTTCTGCCCCCGCGAACCAGATCGGAGCCGAGGCGATCCAGGTTGCGCGCGGTTGGCTCGGCACGCCCTATCGGCATCAGGCCTCGCTGAAAGGCGTCGGCTGCGATTGCCTGGGGCTCATCCGCGGCATCTGGCGCGAGATCTATGGCGCGGAGGCCGAAATCGTGCCGCCCTACGCAGCGGACTGGGCGGAAGCCGGTGGGAAGGAAGCGATGGCAAGCGCCGGTCGCCGCCACATGATCGAGATCGCGCCCGCCACCGCATTGCCGGGCGACGTGCTGCTGTTCCGCTGGCGCCAGACGGTACCGGCCAAGCACGCCGGGCTCCTCGTGACGCCGACGAGCTTCATCCATGCCTACGACGGGACGTCGGTCGTCGAAAGCCCACTGGGTCTGTGGTGGTCGCGCCGCATCGCCTCGCGTTTCGCTTTCCGGAAAAATAGGTTTAGCAGCCTGATCCCAATCAGGGCCGGGGGAAACCATAATTCGAGCAAGCTTTCAAAAGCTACGACAGATTTCCCTCCCTCCCTCCCCTTGATGGGGAGGGTCGACGCTCAAAGCGTGGCGGGGTGGGGCGGACTTGACGCAAGCGCACAGTCGCCAGCGAAGATCCCCAGCCGACAGATTTTCAAGGAAATTTGCCACCCTCCCCGCGAGGGGGAGGGAGCGGCTGAGCCGCAGCCGCAGGCAGTAACAAGCCACCCGTTATGTTCCACGACCCCTTGCACTCATCGGGAGAGCCGCCGTGGCAACAATTCTCTTGTCTGCTGCCGGTGCGGCGGCGGGCGCGGTGCTTGGGCCAATCGGCGCGATGGCCGGACGCGCGCTCGGCGCCATCGCGGGCGCGATCATCGACGAGACGCTCATTCGCGCGACGATGCCGGACAGAACCGTGGGGCCGCGCCTCACCGACCTGACGGTGATGTCCTCCACCGAAGGCAATTCGATTTCGCAGCTTTACGGCCG